AGTAGCTCAACTGGTAGAGCGGCTGTTCTGTAATCAGTCGGTTAGGGGTTCGATTCCTCTCTTAGGCTCAATGAGTGTTCTTTGAAATATTGAATTGTCGTTGATATTATCAGCGAAATTGTTTGGACGCGGGTTCGATTCCCGCCAGCTCCACAAGACAGTAACAGCAAATTGCAGATGTATTCGCCTGACGAGGAAAGAAATCGGTAATCGAGTTACTGTCACATTATTAATTAGCCCAATGCGTAATCGGCTAAATTAAATGGGAGACAGTACCTTCTTCGGATCGCAGTCCTTTGAAGGTATCTGTTCTCCCCAACTTTACGGGGCTGATTGGTTTTGACAGCAACGGAACGGATAAAGGAGGCAATTCAACAGCCAATAAATGGCAAAATCATCAAAATGACAACGCCGCAGCTTAAAGCCGCCGCATAGTCCGTCACGCGGGGGAACGAAAGACCCCGCTTTTTAACAGAAAATTTATCAATAACATATGTCAAGCAAAAAGCATTTTAAAGGATTTGAAAGAGGGCTGTCGAGATTGAGAATTGCAGATTTCGATCAGGCTAGGGAAGAAATAATGGCGGCAATCGGAATCAATAACCGGGTATCCTGGTTTGAATACAAAACAGGTCGCAGGGAATTGAAGATCGGGCAGGCCAAAGCCGTTGAAGAAGTTTTCAAAAAATACGGAATAACTGATATTTGGAGGTAACGCAATGAGAACAGCAGAAGAACTATTGAAGAATTTCAAGCCCGACATCGCAGAGCAAATTAAAGAAAACATGCTCAAGCAGGGACACAAACTTGATGAAATGTTCGAGGACGAAAAAGAACTTTTGACTTTCGGATTTACATGGAGGAGGTCTCCCGAACCGAAAGGATTTTATTATTGGTTGAGCATAAGGAATACTATCAATAATTATCTCATAAAATGACACCTGAAGAACGTAAAAACAAAATATCAGATTTATACGACGCGTGTTGTTTTTCGGCAAAATCAATATACTTCGGTAATATAAAATTCATGAATGTGATGCGATTTATACTCGAAGAAACGATGACCGAAACGCAGGCCAATGTGATTGATGCCAGGATTGAAAAAATGACTAAAAAAACTGTTGTAAAATGACCTGGGATGTACTTGACGATATTTCTCCGATGTCACCTTATTACAAGGACGATGACGAACAGGAAAAATTCATGTGCTGCTTTTGCTATCATGATTTCTACCTCGATTGCATGATCGTTGAAGATGGCAAAAAATACTGTCAGGAATGTCACGAATATAACCAACAAATAGAGGACGAAGAATGAAAACAAATCTAGAATGGTTTAATACGCTTAAACCTGAAATTGCCGAAAAGGCAATAAAGAATACTATTGAAATCGGATTCAACGGCAAAGAAGAATTAGAAGAAAAATCAAATTCTCTAAATATAGCTCTATCGTGTTCATTTGTCTGGGAATACTCCCCTGAAGGGATGGATTTTTGGTATGATATAGCCTGCGGACGTAACACCAATTGCCTAAAATAACATCAATATGAAACACCTGTTCATGATATTGATCTTCATTCCGCTCATGGCGACGGCTCAATACAAGTTTCAGCCGCTACCGGTCGGGTTAATGTTCATATCAGGTGCAAGTAAAGGCACTGCGGACTTCCTGCAATTTCACTATACCGGAAATTCAAAGTTTTGGAATCCAGATTTAAGCTGGCAGAACAAATGGAAAAACGGCGATCCTTCACAGGGTGAAAAGTTTCCAGGTTCGTCAACAATCTTTGTCACATTCACAGACGGATGGCACCTGATGAATTCGGCAAATAAATACACAGCAATCGCAGCACTGACAATCCAGATCGGCGGCATAAAGAAGCCATTCAAATACTACCTGCTAGACTTCCTTACCTATTCGGCAGCCTATTCAGCCGGATTTGTAATGACATACGAAGTAATCTTTAAAAACAAATAGTGAAATGAAAACAATAAAAACATCAGAATCAGAATTTCAAAAGCTGTCCGAATTCCTTATCAGACAGCAGGCGAAAATAATGAACATCCTAATCAGGATAAAAACAAACAAATAAAACAAATCAAAATGGCAACACCAATTATCGCAACATCAAACGGGAACAGTTCAAACTTTGAACCATGCCCCGCCGGCAACCACATAGCAAGGTGTTACTCAATGGTCCATATTGGAACTATTGATGATACTTATCTGGGAGAAGCCCACACGGCTAATAAGGTCAGAATATCCTTCGAGTTCCCGACGGAAAAACGGGTATTCAAAGAAGAAAATGGAGAACAACCATATGCACTTTCAAAAGAATTCACTTTGTCAATGCACGAAAAATCAAATCTTCGTAAAGTCCTAGAAGGATGGCGTGGCAAGGCATTCACCGAAGATGAAGCCAAGGCGTTCGACATTACTAAACTTCTTGGCGTTCCCTGCCTTGCAAACGTTATTCATAAAGAAAAGAAAGACGGAACAGGCGTAAGGGCTGAAATCGCATCAATATCGGCGCTTCCAAAAGGCTTTACATGCCCGGAACAAATCAATCCTTCTGTTGTATTCACAGTAAATGAATTCAACTGGGATGTGTTTGAAACATTTCCGGAATGGATCAAAGAAAAGATCAGGACAAGTAGGGAATATAAGGCAATGCAGAAAGCGCAGCCTAAAACACAGCCAACACAATCAGCACAGGTATTTCCTGAACCGAATCAAGCCCCCCCGGAAAACTTATTCAACGAACAAAATCCAACCGACGATTTACCTTTCTAATCATGGAAACAGCAGTAAGCACAATTTCAATTCTCCCGGCAACGCGGGATGAGCAACACCGGTTCGCAAGCAAGATGGTTGAGGAATTACTCAACGGCGAACATGACGTTCTGAAAGTTTGGCAGCAAATGAGCATTGTTGCTGATACTTTAAACGAGATCAAAGAAAGCAACACGCTGAAACAGGCTGTCATCGCAGAGGTAGAGAAATACGGAAAAGACGGGGCAATGGTAAATGGTTGCAAGATCACGAAAGGACAGCGCAGGAACTGGGATTACTCCGAGACAAACGACAGTGTACTTACAGCGCTTGAATCTGATTTGAAGTCAAAGAAAGACAGCATTTCAGAACGCCAAAAATTCTTGCAAAATCTCAAACCAGGAATAGTGGCCTTTGACGAACAAACTGGAGAACAGTTGAACCCGCCGAAATTTTCATTGACCGAATATGTCGTCGTAAAATGAGACTAATTGCTAATTGTCGGATAGTAGGAGGCGATCTTCGCTTTAGTCAGCGAAGCTCCTTCCTTTCCGATTTGAAGCAACTCAAAGACGGTGATTATATTCTAACCATCGAAAAAAAACGCAAAAAACGTTCATTGAGCCAAAACGCATACTACTGGAGTGTTGTCGTTGAAAAGGTAAAAGAGGGACTACTCGATGTAGGATATCGAATGACAAAGGAAGACACGCACGAATTTCTGAAAGGCAAATTTCACATCATCGAAAAAGTAAATGAAAATACGGGCGAAATACTAAAAGCTGTTGGCAGTACCTCAGAAATGACGACTTCTCAGATGATGGATTATTTTGCAGAAATAACTCAGTGGGCGGCAGAATACTTAAACATTCAAATTCCACAACCAAACGAACAACTACAAATAGAATTGCCATGAACCCTTACCTCTTCTTACTCCTACTTCTTGCTGTTGCAGCAGCAATCATCATAATCGAACATTTCGACTTTTCAAAGTTAAAAAAGTTCCGCTCTGAACTGAAGTTCGGCGAACCTGTTACGGTCGATAACGGTATGGAACGTTTCAATGCCACGTTGATCATCCGGGGAAAGAAAGATTGCCGGGTAATGGATAATGATATGAATATCTCAATTCAACCAATTGAATTCATTTACCCTTGCGACGATGAAAAAGGAAACGTTTAAGCCGTCATGGTTCATCATAATCGGAACGCAGGTTCTGATCGTGATTTATGCGTTGATTGTGGCGTGGTTATAACGGATTACGGCTATAAAGCGTTGCCGATTAAAACGCTTAAACTTTCAAATTATTAATGACATGAGTAAAGAGAACAAAACTTCGGATAAACCAAAAAACGGCAATGATTTTATAGCCGATGTTAGGCGTAGTGTTTCTGTTGAAATAGTAGATAGTGACATTGCAACAATTGAGGCATTACACGACTTGCTATTAGATGCACACGGCTATTCATTAGACTTCATCACCTTAAAAAGAGCGAGAGAATTAACCGCTAAAATGTACAAGGCGTTCAAATAACATTACGCCTAACGATTAGATATACGAAATATGCTCAAATCATCGCCAATTGTGTATTTCAAAAATTTCAAACCGATAAATAAATAAGCGAATGTCAGAACAGAAAGTACCATATCACACAGCCAACGAACAAAGAGACATTTTCACAATAGCCTGCGAATTGATCGGGTTCCATTGTGTTAAAGAATTCCGTTTTGACAACAAACGCAGATGGAGGGCTGATTACTGCATTCCTGAATTTATGATAATAATCGAAGTAGAGGGCGGCGCATTTACCAGGGGCAGGCATACAAGGCCGATTGGCTTCATCAAAGATATGGAAAAGTACAACGCAGCCACACTTGCCGGGTATCGGGTATTCCGTGTAACTCCTGACAAATTAATGACTGAAGGAATAAGATTGATTAAAGAAGCAACAATGATAAAATGAACCAACCATGAAAGATACATCAAAACAGGCTCACGCGATGATTGAGCCGATGGCAACGAGGCACAGGGTCATCATTCTCGAGACGATGAAAAAATACAAACGTCCTATGACCAGTGAGGTCATTGCAACACATTGTAAGTTGTTTTATCCGCAAGTTTGGCGTCGAATGTCCGAACTTGTAAAGATCGGTAAGGTCATTGATTCCGGTCGCCGTGAAAGAACTTCTTCAGGAAGACTTGCCGTGTTGTGGGAACTTTCTGGACAGTTAAAATTATTTTAACACCAATGTCGTAAACAATAAAAAATGAATTATATTTGTAATTCAATTATGGACGGCAATCCGATGAAAAAAATAAACACCTCTTTAATTAAGCCCCAACCGCTCCCAAGGATTGCCGTCCTGCGGTTGGGCTTTTTTATTGGGGTAAATTCGTTTGTGATATGAGCAGGCCACACAAAGCTGTTGTAGATTACTTCCCTCATTATGTCAGTCATAGGAAAACGATGTTCACGATTGAAAGTAAATTTGGGAATGATGGATATGCGTTTTGGTTTAAATTACTCGAAATATTAGGTTCAACAGAACATCATTTTCTTAATTGTAATGATGTCGAAAGTTGGGAGTTTCTGTTAGCAAAAACCCGGTTCAACGAGATTAATGCAACAGAAATACTCAATTTGCTTTCAAAATTGGATGCTATTAACGCTGATTTATGGAAGTATAAAATCATTCGTTCACAAAATTTTATCGACAATCTGTATACAGTTTACTCACGCAGACAGATTAATGTAATCAGTAACTCAGATTTGCTGGATTATTGTCAACATAATGACCCCCTGAGTGGGGTTTCTGTCAACATTAATCCACAAAGTAAAGTAAAGGAAAGTAAAGAAAAGGAAAGTAAAGGAGAGGATATTCCACATCAACCGTTTTCACAAATTCCAGTTAAGCCAACAGATTTTACCTATCAACAGACAATAGATGAATTCTTATTAAGTCAGGCATGGATGGAAGGTCTTGCAATGGCCTTTAAAAAGGATTATGAATTCATCAAAACAGACAGCCTCGACTTCCTGAAAAACCTGAATGATAAAGGCCAGTTTCCCCGCGATATTTTCGACACGAAGCGATTTTATTATAACAGCCTTCAAAAAAAGATGATGGAAACTAAAACGAGATCGAAAAGAGAAGGGACACTTGTATGAAATCACTTTACGACATACAGAACGAAAACGAAAAGTATCAGAATGAATTGCTTTCTTTCATCCTGAATGATGGTGATGTTTATATATCGAATATTAACCGTGTAAGGGCTGATTATTTCACAGACGAAAGGCGGCTGATTTTCGATGCTTATGTAAAACTAATCAATGAAGGACGAACACCTGACGTTGTGACAATTTCGGAACAATCAAAAGTAAGGCTGGAGGATGTTTTGAAGGTTGCATCGTTTTATTCAGGATCTGTGATTCATCCGGAAAACCTTATCAATGAGCTTTACGAATATTCAGCAAGGAAGATACTCACCAACCTTGCTGGCTTTATCAGTCAACAAACGCAAGCGGTTTCCGAAATAGACGATATAAAACAGCATATTGTTTCAGAGTTACGAAAATTAGAACAAGGGGAAGCATCTAAAATAATCACGATGCACGAAGGTATTCAATCGCTTTATACGGTTATAAATAACAATCGCAAACAGCAAAAGTTTACCGGTTCTCCGGTTGGCCTGTCAATCGTTGATAAGCACATGGGAGGATTGCAACCTGGAGACTTAATCATTTTGGCCGGGGAGGTGTCTCACGGTAAGACTTCACTTGCTATGACCATGCTATACAATTCCGCTGTTGTTTTTGGTTGTAAATGCGGTTTTATCAGCCACGAAATGACAACTGAACAGGTAATGGCAAGATTCGCGGCATATGCTACTGGGATGAGTGCAAAATACCTGCTGATCGGTAAACTTTACGATAATGAAGTACAGCAATTCGGGCAAAAAGTATCTAAACTTATTGAAGCAAACATTTTTATTCAGGACTATATAAAGCGTGAACTTTCCGATACGGTGAACGCTATCAGAATGATGGTTTTGCAGAAAAGCATAAAATGGATTGCAGTAGAAAATGCAGGGAATATTAACGTGAAAGGAAAGATAGAGGATGAGGCAAGGACGGCTGAGATAAGTAAAACATTAAAAGCATTGGCGCTTGAGTTAAAAATAACAATAGTGCTAATTAGCCATCTATCAAGGACCAAAGACGGCAAAAAAGAACAGCCTGAATTGCACCGACTTAGGCATTCCGGGCAGTTAGAAGCTGATGCAGATGTTGTAATGTTTGTTTACCGGGCAGAATTGCACGGGTGCGAAACTTTCGACAATGGGCTTTCAACAGAGAATAGGGCAAAGGTATATATCGCAAAAGGCAGGAATTATGGACTTGCAGTATCCTATCCTTTCTTCGATGAAAGCACGACATACTTCACGAATGATGAAAATGTAAGTAATTCAAACGAAAACGAACCAGCATTTTAAACTGAATGACAATGATAAAACTGATAGACGAAATAATTTCGATTACGTTATCTGATATAAATCAGTTGAAAAAAAACGTCTATTCGTTCTCGAAAGCCGGTATGAAACAGTACGCCAGATTTGCTACGGAATCAATAAAAATAAGTCAGGATCAATTAAAATTCTTAGCTGAACAAAGACAATGCGAGTACTTTCTCCAGCATGGTTGCTAACGTTGATGGTATGACCAGTGGCGGATTACGAGTACAAATTTATCAAACTACACAAAAGCATGAACGAAAATACAAACATAAGCACACCACCGCAGCCGCCATTGGTTATACCATGTGTTAGCCGCTGCCCTTCTATTAATTTTTTCAATGTAGATTGCATTGAGTTTATGAAGTCGAAGCCTGACAAATATTATGACCTTGCAATAGTTGATCCGCCTTATGGAATTGATAGAGATATATGGGATAATAGACCCCCTAAAGAATATTGGGATGAACTATTTAGAGTAAGTAAAGAACAAATTATATTTGGAGGTAATTATTTTGAATTACCAATAACTGAAAATTGGCTTTGTTGGGATAAAACAAACAATGGAAAATCTTTTTTTAAACATAAAGCAAAATTTGAACTAATTTGGTTAAGCATAAAAACAAAGCCTGATTTTATTAGATATACTCTTGATGGCAATGTCGAAGGTTTTACTTATATAAAACCTAATTACAAAAAACAAAAAGCGATTCATTCTTGCCAAAAACCAATTCCAGTTTACAGAGAACTTTTAAAGCGATATGCACAAGGAGGATTTAAAATACTTGACACAAACGGAGGAAGTATGACAATAGCAATAGCTTGTGAAATAGAAGGCTACGACTTAGATATTTGCGAAATAGACAAAGAATATTTTCAAGCGGGTGTAAACGCTTTCAATTTGCACAAAAGACAGCAGCGGCTCTTTTAGGTTGCGGCTAACGATGGGCATAAGAAACGTGGCCTTTGACCACTTTCAAATTGCCTACCAGCTATCCGGCCATGTTTTTTATGCCGTGTTAACTGCTGGGCTTTGTTATTAAGAATGAAAATAAATAACACAATTGTGTGAAAATAATTACTAAAACACATGCATACGTCACGCAAATGAGTTATCTTTACTTCATCAAATAACAATTAAAACTACAACATCATGACAACTTTAGTAATTGAATACGACGGTAAGAAAATTGAGAAACAAATCAATGACAGCCAGTTTGGAGCTTATAATAATTCTTACAGAAAAGAAATTGAAAAATACTTCAAAAATAAACTTGGTATTACAAAAGAGATTGAAGATTTATCAACTGATATGATCACTCTTTTTGATGTTGAAAAAGATGCAGCTATTAACTCAGCACAGGAATTAACTGAAAGGTTAAGATTAGCAATGAGAACTATCAATATTTACAGAAAATAACCTTTAAAACTTACTACAATGAAATTTTCAGACAACATTGAAAGAACATCTTTAGAAGAAGTATTCGTAATTCGCACCGAAAAGGGAATGGAAGCAAGAGAAGAATTTAATTCAAATCTTTGGGAGCTTCAACGCACTGGATTGCAAAAAGATAATAACATTTACAAAACCGTTGTTCGTGATGTTAAGATAGGTGAAAGTATCTATAACAAAGCAGGTAGAACAATTGCTTATAGAGTTGACTGATGAAACCAGAAGATTTAATCAAGTGGAATGTCGTGAGCCGGTTTCTTTCAGGCTCACGCGAAACTGTCAGAAAGAACGCAATCCCGAAGATTCACCAGGCTTTTATTAAAGAACTTTTTGAAGAAATGTCAAAGGTAATAGAGAAATACTTTCCAAAACAGGATGCGCCATAGCCTTGCAGTTAACGAGTAGATATACGCAATAAGCTCAAAGCCTTGCTAATTCCGTATTTTAGAAAAAAAGAAACAAAAAATAGATAAGCGAAACAACATGAATTTAAGCATCCCTCAACGTCTTATTAAATCATCTGTCAGCCCGATTGCTGCGGTGAGCATTTTGGCTAACTACTTCAACGGGAAGCCAACACTTGAATACATCCTTTATAACATAAGCGCTTATTTTCATGTGAGTAAGAATAAAATTAAGTCAAAAAAAAGGGATCGTGAAATTGTTGAAGCCCGCCGGATATACTGTTTTTTCGCTTCACGACATTATACACTCAATGAAGTTGCATTATTCATCAGGATAGATCATGCGACTGTCATACATCACCGGGAGAAGGCTTTTGATCTGCTGTCAGTAAAAAGCGAAAAAGAGCTGATAGAAAAAACAAAACAAGTGGCGAAAGCGATATACGGCATCTCAGAACTTCCGACACGTAAAGACTTTCAGGTTAACTATAACCGAGATGAAGTCGGGCGGTTTTCAATTTCTCCAAAAAAATACGTTCATTGTTAAAACAATTTAAAAACAAAAAATCATCATGAAAACAAATGAAGTTAGAGTAGGTAATTTACTACAAGATATGAAAAGCGGTACTATAGTTCTTGTTAGCGAGATAACTGAAAATACGATAGCAGTTGAAGTAATTGATCGATCAAAATATCCGTTGCCAATTGGATGGAAATGCGGTGAAATCAAATTAACAGAAGAATGGCTATTAAGGTTTGGGTTTGAAAAAGCTGCTGGGCAATACTTTCAGAATTTCTGTGTGCTTCAATATTTTGATAGCGAATTAAGGCTTACGACACATCAAGATCATTGTTTGTCAATTCAAATTAAATTTGTTCACCAGCTTCAGAACCTTTACTTCGCATTAACCGGAGAAGAATTAACTTTAAACAATTAGCCATGATCGAGATAACAGGTTACGATATGTACAACGGCAAACGATCTACACCAAAACGGTTTAAACGTAGATTTGTAAAAGACATGACAGCTTTAGAGGCTGAACGAGAAAAGATTTTAAGAAGAACTCAGCGAAAAAATAAGGAGATAATCGAAGTGTTTATGACGTACAGGTCATTCGATGATTGCTGTGAATAACGGTATGGCAATATGAAATGTGTCGTAATTGAAAAAACGAATTTATCAAACATTAAATAACTTAAATATGAAACACTTAACATTAAATTTGCACAGAAACAGGCATTTTTTATATTGCTTGTTATCGCCGTATTTTTATTTAGTAATCTTAAAATAAAAATATTATGTCAGAACTTGTAGTAAAATTAAAAGTTGAACCAGTTTGGTTGCGTGAAAAAACAGATTTAAGTATTTGCAAAGCTTGTAAAGAAAAAATATTTAGCAATATGCTAAGACTTTGTATTATGTCTGAAGCTAACGGAGTTAGACTTTATTCAGATAAAACGGATATTGTTTTATGTGAAAGTTGCTTCTAAGTTTTAACTGAGCGATAACGGGATGGTGCTATGAGCAGTAGCGGATTAAAAACAACAAACTTTCAATTTATGACAAACGATAATAAACAGCAGAAACCTTCGGATAGCACGGACACCGCTATTGCTTATAGCACGTGTTATGTGCAGCCATTTTCGGAAACTTTCTTAGAAGATTGCATACAGGGAATGAAGCGTTATCCTGATAAATATTTTGACCTTGCCGTTTGCGACCCGCCCTATGGAATTGGAATGGATAACTCCAACAAAAGAACAAAGCCAAGCCGACCAAACAGCTATACACAATATCCTGATTTTAGATACCATAAAACCGATTGGGATAAAAACAGACCAACGCAAGAGTATTTTGATGAGCTGTTTAGAGTATCTAAAATTCAAATTGTGTGGGGTGCAAATTACTTTTGTGAATACTTGCCAAGTGGTAACGGATGGATATTTTGGAATAAACTTAACGGGATTGATAACTGCTTTTCAGATGGTGAATTTGCTTACTGCTCTAAAGGTGTGCAAAGCCGATATTTTGAATGTAGCACCTTTGATGGATTGAATGGTGGTAAAGATAGAATACACCCAACAGAAAAGCCCGTTAAGTTGTATGATTGGATATACTTGAATTTTGCAAAGCGTGGGGATTTGATTTTAGATACTCATTTGGGCAGTCAGGCTTCAAGGATTGCAGCACATAAGGCTGGTTTGTCTTTTGTTGGTTTTGAAACGGATAAAGTCTATTATGAAAAAGGAGAGGCAAGGTTCAAAAGATTTATTGCACAGTTGCGGCTCTTTTAGGGTTGCACATAACGAGTAGATATACAATATAGGCTGAAAGGCTTATCAATCGAGAATATCTGATGTTATAAAATAAAAAATAGATAAGCGAAACCCCATGAAACGTGAATTTCTCTTCAAAATAGTATGCTGGCTGATTGCGATAGGCATTATGGTTTTTATCGTAATTGGGATGAAAAACGGAATAATTAATACGATGGAATAAAACCAAAAACAATGAAAATAACATCCTTAAAACCACTCGAAAAAAATCCTTTCAGATCAAAGGGTGATCAGCAGATTAAACGAATTGCTGATTCGATCCAGTCTTTTGAAAAGATGATGACGATCAGAAAGATCGTTATTGATGAAAACAATTCAATACTGGGAGGCAATAAGCGATACTTTGCCTTGAAAATGCTTGGGTATAAAGATATTCCGGATGATTGGATTGACAAACGAACTGATTTGACTGAAGATGAAAAACGAGAATTTATCGTTAAAGACAATGCCCATTGGGGTAGTGAATGGGATGATGAAATATTGCAGGAATGGGATGTCGATAGAGAAGAATGGGGGATTGATTCATTTTCATTAGGAATGAACGAAAACGAAATGAATGAAAATGATATTGATGTAAATCAGGAATTCGATCCTATAGGACTATCTAAAGATATTCAGAGGGTAATGTTTATATTCGATAATGAAAAAAAAGCAGATGAATATTTGAGCAAGCTGGGTGTCGATGTTTCAAAGAGAGGTCAATCATGGCAAGTAAACCTAAGTACCCTGTATATATAATTTCAAAAGGTAGATGGGAAAATCCTTTATCTGCTTTATCTTTTTTAAAGTCAGATATAGAATTTTTAGTAGCTGTTGAGCCTCAGGAATATGACTTATACGCTCGAAAATTAGGGTCGTCACATATTTTAAAATTACCATTTTCCAATCTCGGATTAGGTAGTTATCCAGCAAGAAACTATTGTTGGGAACACGCCAAAAAGTTAGGATATAAATATCATTGGTTGTTCGATGATAACATTAGAGGCTTATGCAAATGGATAAATGGAAGAAAAACCATGATTGATAATTGTTGCGACGGATTATTGTTTGTTGAAACATATACAGAGAAAAACAATATAGACATCAATGGTTTTGAATATAGATATTTTGTTGCAAAGCCGCCTAAAAGACCATTTAAACTGAACTGTCACGTTTATTCAGCTCTGCTAATTAAAAACGATTTGCCTTATAGGTGGCGGCTTAAATATAATGAAGATATTGATCTATGTTTACAAGTTTTGCACAATGGCGGATCGACAGCAAGTTGTGTTTATTATATGACAAATAAAACATCCACTGTTGCAAAAATGAAGGGAGGTAATCAAACCGAATTATATCAGGGCAATAAAGCTGAAAAAAATCTTTTAAAAGCTAAGATGTTGGAAACTGTATGGCCTCAATATGTCAAGACAGTAATACGATTTGGCAGGCATCATCATTTAATTGATTGGCGTCAATTCAATAAAAATTATTAATGATTGTTTATTTAGTACATAAAGCAAAACATAATACTTATTCGTTTTTTAAAAAGATTTCGACATTTGTACAATTCCGTATTTTTCATATTATATTTGCATGGATTATATTTATTAAATGGCATATAAGACAGAAGATTTACTTTCTCTTGCACTCGAAGCGATAGGCAAATATCGCCTTATTTTCATTGAGGAAGTAGTATCTTACCTGCCATGTGTGAAGCAAACATTTTATGATCATGGATTGGACAAATCGGACGAGCTAAAAGAAGCGATCCAAAAAAACAAGGATCAGATCAAATCGAGTCTTCGCAAGAAATGGTACGATTCTGACAACCCAACACTTCAGATGGCCCTGTATAAACTTACCGCTACCGATCAGGAGCGTAAGGCATTATCCATGACACATACAGACGTCACGACCAATGGCGAAGCAATCGGGCATCTGCAGTACGAAATTGTAAAAGGGACAAAACAGAATGACGGTGATAAAAACGACTGACATCTTCAGAAAGAACTTAGAAGCGTCTACCAGGTTCGTGTTTAACCAGGGTGGCACCCGGAGTTCAAAGACATATAGTCTCATGCAGTTAGTTCATCACCTTGCCGCCTGTGTTCTAGACAATAAGATTATCAGTGTCGTTTCAGAGACGATGCCACACATGAAGAAAGGGGCAATGCGTGACTTCTTTATTTTTCTTGCCCAATATGAACTTTATGACCCAAGATGTCATAATAAATCAGATAACATATACCGGATCGGTACTAACATTATCGAGTTCTTTTCTGCTGATAGCCCTGACAAGGTACATGGGCCTGGCAGGGATTACCTATTCGTCAATGAGATCCAAAACATTTCTTACGAGACATTCTTCCATCTTGCCCAGAGAACGAACATTCGTATTTATGCCGATTATAATCCCACGAACGAATTTTGGGTGTTCGACAAATTTCTAAATGAACCGGCATATAAGGATGATATAACATATATTCATTCGACAATATTTGATAACCCTTTTGTCAGCGATGCTATAAAGAAAGACGTGCTGATCAGGTCGAATAGTGATTCAAATTATCGAAAAGTATATCTTGAAGGTGAGCCGGGCACACTTGAAGGCCTAGTATTTGAAAAGTTCGACATCATTGATGAGATGCCGGATATTGAATCGGCATATGGCCTCGACTGGGGATTCACGAATGATCCGACGGCTTTCGTAAAGGTGGCTATTAAAGGGAACGACATTTTTCTGCATGAGATGCTTTATAGATCGGAACTTACGAATTCTGATCTCATTGGTTTAATCAAGTCATTCGGAGTACGGTCAAATTACGATGAACTGTTTGCCGATTCAGCAGAGCCTAAATCAATCGAAGATTTACGCCGGGCAGGTTTCAACATAAAACCTTGCATTAAGGGTGAAGATTCGATCCGGAAAGGCATTGACAAGATGAAGGAGTTTAACCTGCACGTCACTAAGTCATCCATTAACCTGATCAGAGAATTACGAAATTATGCTTGGGTAATGGACAAAGACGGCAGGCCAACTAATAAGCCTTGCGACTTTATGAATCATGCTATTGATGCTGCCCGTTATGCAATCACCACGAAGTTGCTCAAACCTACACCTGTCGATTTCTTCATTTAAACATGAGATATGCAATTCAAAAATATATATGACCCTGAATCGAAAACGCAGCTTGAAAATGAACTGAATAAGATCATTTATGCATATGTTGCTAGAGGTCAATATCTATTGCTGCCGTCTAACAGCGAAACTTTTGTTAAAGAAGGATACGCGGGTAATGTTAATTTATATTCGATAATTCGCAGGATCGTTCAACCTGCAATCGGGGTTAAATGGGGAATTGTTGATGAAAACGGCGAAAAAGTCGAAGGATCGGAACTCGAAAGATTCTTAAAGACCCCAAACCCGAACCAGTCGTTTAATGAATTCATAGATGAACAGATAACCGGACGTCTTACGACAGGTAACAGTTATATCTATGTTATCTCGATTGAAACAGGATCGAACAAAGGGAAGCCAGCCGAGTTGTGGTCATTGCCTCCCCAAAACACTGAGATCATCTCAGGTGGAACATTCCAACCAGTTAAGGAGTACCATTTGACGATTGGGGCGACAACGCAGACAATACCAGCCGAAAGCGTGATCCATTCAAAATATGTCAACCTGAAATATGGAACATTCGGAGAGCAATTATACGGGATGTCTCCTATCGAAGCTGCTTTGAGGGTTATGACAGCCACAAACTCCGGATATGAAACGTTGAGTAAACAGTTTGTTAATGGAGGCCCCGACGTTATTATAACAGGAACAAAAGACACCGCTACTCAGGAATGGAACGAGGAACAGTTTAAGACTGTTTGGGAACGCTTCAAAAAACAGTTCCGGCGTGGCAGCAAAGAACGTTTCATGTTAAAGAATCTACCTGTTGAAGTTCACGAAATTGGTAAGTCATTGGTTGATATGAACGTGTTGGAGTTTATGAAACTTTCGCTTCGTGACTACTGCAACATATACGGTGTACCTTCAGCACTGATGAATGATAACCAATACGCCACTCAATCTGCAAATAACCGGGAGTTCATGCGCCAACTATGGAATAATGCTGTGATCCCTGAACTTGAACGTACTAAGGATGCACTTAATAAGATCGCTCAAAAATACAACCAGGCAACAGGAAAGATTGAACTTTTCGACTATGATTTGTCTGATATTCCGGAACTTCAGGCGGATATTGCAACAATGTCGGGGGCTTTAAATTCTGCATGGTGGCTGACACCTAATCAGCGGCTTGCAGCAATGAACTTGCCGGAATCGGAAAATCCTTTAATGAATGACGTTTATATGCCGATGGGTATGGTCTCGATTTCTGACATGGGAATGGAGGACGAATCTGATGAAGCACTTAAAAATCTGAAATACTGAAATGGATAAAAGGGTTGTTAATATGGAAAGGCAGCGTTCACGGTATTACCGTGCCGCTACTGCCATTATGCGAAAAGCCCTCAAAAAGTACAATGATGATTTTATCGCCCAAATAAAAAAATGCAATTCGTATCAGCAAATGATGGATGTTGCTGAACATGCAATTAAAAGTGAAGAAATCGAAAATGCACTCAAACAAATTTACGTTCCGGTATCAAAGCATTTCGGTCAACAGACATATGAAGAACTGAAGAAACAAGCCGGTTTAAAACGCAGGCCTCCTAACGTTGAACAGGATTACTGGTTCGCGTGGGTTGATAAAGTCTTTCGCACGCAATTAGGAACTCGGATAACGTGGATTACAGGCACAACAAAAGATGAATTTATTAATGTCGTTCAAAAAATTGCATCAAAAGGATTTGCAGAAGGTCAATCAGTTCAGGATATGGCAAAACTGATGCAGTACGAATTGAACATAACTAAAGATTATAGGGCGATCAGAATTGCGAGAACAGAGGTCATCTCAGCATCGAATATGTCGTCACAGGCCGGGGCGGTTGCGACAGGAATTGCAATGGATAAGGTTTGGATCGCATATATTGATGACAAGACACGCGAAAGCCATATTGCAATTAATGGTGAGGTTGTCGATATGAACGATGAATTCAGCAATGGATTAACCGTTCCGGGCGATCCTTCCGGCGATGCTGAGGAAGTCATTAACTGTCGATGTGCTGTCGGTTACCAGGCAAAATCTGATTCAGAGTTCGATTGGGGTAGAAACGTTTAAAATAAACAAATGAACATTCTTAAATACATAACCGACAAAGAGTATCGCGAAACGGAACGCGACTTGAGAAAACTCGAATCTGCAAAGAAAGAGGCTGATAGGTTGCATGCTGCTACAAATTATAAATACTATGTAATTTCATGGAAGGATGGATACCGCCCTGTTACGATGACATGGGTAAACAGGATGAAACGCTTAGGTTTACTTCCAAAAGCATACGATGCAATCAGGCTCGAAAAATATTCTGTTTACGTAACAAAATGATAACAATGGAAAAACAGATAAAAATAAAGTCATTCAAAGGACAGGTTAAAGATGTCGATGCTAAAGGCCGTATCGTGACTGGTTATTTTTCGACATGGGGTTACGACGATATTGGCAATCCAAAACCTGATAGCGATGGCGATGTAATTATGAAAGGGGCATTTGCAAAGACGCTTCAGATGAATGGCCCTGAGACGGGTAATCGCATATGGCACCTTTTCAACCATGACACCGGTAAACCTATTGGCAAGCCTTCGATTCTCAAAGAGGATGAAAAAGGGCTTTACTTTGAAACTGCATTCCCTGATACTGTTTTGGCAAATGATGTATTGAAATTGTATGAAGCTGGTGCAATAACTGAACACTCGATAGGATTCAATACTATCCAGGCACGTAATGAAGTTGATTACACATTATTACAGGAATTAAGGTTGTGGGAGGGGTCATCTGTCCTTTGGGGGGCTAATGAAAACACCCCAACAACCGGCATAAAATCAGAAGAGTTCTTGGTAAAGACGAACCTGTTGAATGAACTACTGAGGAATGGAACTCTTTCAGATGAAACTTTTGAAATGATTGAGAAATTACTCAAAGATATTCGGGCTATCTTTAAAGGTGAATCCGGCAATACCGATTCCGATAAAGATTCCGAACAAGAAGCTACCGGCAGACCCGAAGCTATGAAACTCAATTTTTATAAACTTCTTAACGAAAGGACAAAAAATGACTGATGAAGAAAAATTGGCCCTTGAACAGGAAGCGGAGAAGCTGGAGCAGAAAATGAATAAGCTCGTCGATCCGCTTATCAAGCGCCTAGAAAAACTTGAACCCGGAACGCCGGAGTATGAAGAAGCTGTAAAAAGCCAACTTAAACCGGTCTATGAAAAGTATCAGAAGTTGCAGGAGCAATATGATGCACTCGATGTTAAGCTGCAAAAGCTGAATGTGTCGAATCCGGACATCCCGATTCCCGACCAGGTAAAAGCACTGGTTGAAAAAATGGAATGGCTTAAAAACTGGAAGGATACTAAGCGAGGCGGCACACTCGATCTGAAGGGCGTTGATTTGATGCAGACTAAAACGACAATGACCCGCACGACAGATACAATAGCTCCGCAGTTTACACCGCTGATTTTTGCGCCAGGCTACCGCTGGCATATCCGTGACATCATACCGCAGGGGATGGCAACCAGTAATTCAATTTGGATGCCTTACGAATCTGCAACATCCGATGGAATTGCACGTGTTGATGAAGGAGCATTGAAGCCTGAAAGCTATTCGACCTTAGCCGTGACCAAATGGGCTATCGAAAAAGTAGCCACGTGGATCAAGTTTTCAGAAGAACTTCTGGAAGACATGCCTCAGTTCACCAGTTACATCACAACTCGCTGGATTGAACTTCTGAAACAAGCAGAGGATTACAAACTGTTGTACGGCTCCGGTTCTTCTGACTTAAAAGGTCTGATGGTATCGGGTGCTAACTGGGTTGATAATCTTGCTGACAGTAAGGTTGACAGGCTTATGATCCTTGATTCAGCCGTAACACAGGTAAGGGCTGCTGGCTTTTCGCCCAATTACATCACGCTGCATCCAACTGATGCAATGCTACTCAGGCAGACCCGAGACACTGCCGGGAATCTAATTTGGCCGCCTTACATGACGGGGCCTATGACAATTTCCGGAGTCCCGATTGTCGAACACAATAAAATGACTGTCGGTGATTACCTCGTCGGAGACTTCGGATCAGGTTGCCAGTTGTGGGATCGTAAGGCTGCAAATATCAAGTTCTACGATCAGAACGAATCTGATGCTAAATACAATCTTATTCTTGCCGTGATTGAAGAACGTCTTGCCCTTGTCACTTACAATGCTTCTGCATTCTGTGTCGGACATTTCGCTTCAGCAATGGCACAGGGAAGCGCATAGTTCGTGACTCTTAATTGAGACATTCGGGAGGGCGGGGGTGAATGCCTCCGCCCGCAATCCCGAAACTAAAACAAACAAAAACAAACAACAA